TCAGCCGTATACTCTACGACAGGCAGCGGAAGCGGTATTTTGTCGAGCGGATAGAGCCGAGGGCCGTATCTGAGGAGTTCCTTCGCAGCTGCGACATCAAGATGAACCGCAACCATAACGATGACATGCTTCTGGCACGTTGCCGCTATGGTGCGGGGTCATTGAAATTCAGTATAGACGAGTATGGCGTCCTGTACAGTTTCGAGATGCCGAATACGTCAGCAGGGAATGATACACTGGAGAGTATCCGTAGGGGGGACTTGTTCGGCAGTTCCTTCCGGTTCACTGACTCAAAAGATGGGGTTCGTTGCGAGCGCATGAAGGACGGCAAAGGCACGCTTCTGAGGACCATATCCAAGTTCGGGGGTATATACGACTTTTCGATAGTGACAGATCCGGCATATTATGGCACCAGTGTTAGTGCGAGGTCATTTGATGGGATTCCGGGTGATGACGCGGATACGGCGGTATGGGGTCCGGCCGAGGAGCTCATGCTCATGGATATAGAAGAACAATCATTTTAAATTTTCATACGTATGAAGAAGAGAGAGAAAAAAGCAAGGGTGATTGAGATCAACACCCGCATCCGGGAGATGCTCAGCACTGCCAAGACAGAAAACAGACAGCTAACCGAAACCGAGGCAGCCGAGAAGGCCGACCTTGAGCAGGAGAGGGGCGTGCTCATAACGGAGATAAATATTGAGTCATCGGAGAGGTTCATTGCTGCCATGCAGAACGCCACCCCTCAGCAGAGGGCTCTTGACAAGGCGTTTGAAGCGGCTGTCCGGAATGCCATCAATGAGCATAAGGACATCAATGTCCCTGAACAGAGAGATGCGTTCGTCACCTCTGAAATGTCCGGCATGGTTCCTCTTACCATAGGGGAGATCTTCATGCCGCTGGAAAAGGGTCTTATCATGGGCAGTCTTGGGGTGAAGATGCAGACCGGACTTGTGGGTGATTGGGACTATCCTATCATCGGCCCTGTTGAGGCTACCATAAATGGAGAGATTGTGGATGTGGCATCATCCAAGTTTAGCATCTCTAAAGTATCACCTAAACCCAACAGGACGGCCCTTGTAATCGAGGTTTCCAACCGTGCCGTCAACCAGTCGGATGGCAAACTCAGGCAAATCGTCCTATATCAGCTTCCGCTTGCAGTTGAGCGCCTGCTGAACAAATGGATGTTCCAGGCTACCGAAATTTCATCTGGGGTGTCCGGTGTATTCGTGTCCCCTACCACCGCTGCCACTTATGCCGGGGAGGTGCCTACATACAAGGAAGTCTTGAAACTCAAAGCCTCTGTAGACAAGACAGGTATCCAGCCTCTCGGTGTCGGTGCCTATATCATGAATAACACCATGAAGGCGGAACTGGAGGCGACCCCTAAGGATACAGGATCCGGAAGGATGATCATCGAGAACGGGGCCATTAATGGCACTCCGGTATTCGTGACAGAATATGTCGCAGACAATACGGTCTACTTCGGTTACTTCGGCTACACCCTGGTCGGCCAGTTCGGGGCGGTGAATATCACTGTAGATCCTTACACCAAGGCATCTTCCAACATCACGAGGTTCATCCTGAACACTGACTATGACATCAAGACCCCGAGACCGGAGGCTTTTGGAAAGCTGACAAAATCGGGCTCTGAATTAGAGGAGACTGAAGACGAAGGAGCAGGCGTGCAGGCTGATTCGGCAGAGAACGAGTAAGGCTGAAATATATGGCCAGGCAAGTTCCTGAATCTGATTTGTCGAGGCTGTCCGTGGATGTGGAGCAGGTTAACAGCCTGCTCCGTGAGCTGCGGGTCAGTTCTCCGGAGTTCACCAAGGCTGTCAAGTCAGCTCTGCGCCGTTCACTCTCTATAATCAGAATTGGTGTCCGTCAGGGGGTTGCTACCGTAAGTTCAGACCGGAAGAAGCAGAAAGGTGTTAGTTATAAGGTATACCGCAATGCATCCGGAGGACAGGTGAACATTTATACCCCTTTCTATATTGACAGGAATGGAAAACAGAGGGTGTTTATCCTAAGATGGTTAGAGGAAGGAACCAAGGCCGGGGAAATAAAGAGAGGGGCCACAAGGAAAGATGGAAAGAATCGTATGCACGGTGCCACACCAGCCAAACCTTTCTTCAATGCATCGGTATCCAAAGTGAGGTCGCAAGCCGAGAGTGTCTTGAGTGACAATATAATCAAGTACATCAATGTAGTAACAAGCAAGCGTAAGATATAATGACAGGACTGAGCATCGCAATATATCTGCAGTCGGCTCTTTCGTCGGATCCGGACATCAGGGCAAAGGTCGGAGACAGGATATTCCCTATATCGACAGTAACGTCGACCTCTTTCCCGTTCATTGTGTATGACAGGGACAGTGTCTCTACGGAGTATACCAAGGACGGCAGGGACATTGATCGGGTTGTATGCACAGTCTATGTGATGTCTGATGTATATACAGAGAGTGTGGAGATAGCTGAATCTGTCAGATCCGCTCTTGAGGCAGGGAGCAGCGATGCCGGTCCCGGTGTCCGAGGCTCCGAGTTCGTGGGTGCTGTGGAGTCATTCACAAACGACACGTTCGTACAGCAGCTTCAGTTTGAGTTTGAAGTCGAATAAAATTAAATAGCCATGAAATCAAAAAGAATCAAAGGCAGGAACCTGATGATGTTTTTTGACGGGAAAGTGATAGCGTTGTCTACCAGCTGTGACCTTACCGTGAATGCCAATTACGAATCCACCTCTACAAAGGATGACGGAGTGTGGGATGATAAGGTGCTTGTCAACTGCAGTTATTCAGGGAGCAATGATTCCTTGTTGGCTGCTGACCCGAATACCGGTGCGGCGACATACGATACACTTTTCAACGCTCTCATCAATGGTACAAAGCTGGATATGATGTTCGGGCTTCCGTCCAATGCAAATGATGAGGGCCTCAAGGTATCTGAAGAATCGGAGGACGGGGAGGATAACTGGACTGCCCCGACATCAAAGTATTACAAGGGCAGCATCAAGATCACCAGTATAGCATGGTCCGCCCCTCGTGACGGCTCCGCAACCTATAAGGTTTCTTTCGAGTCCTGCGGCCCTCTTACACAGGAGAACTTCGGGGCATGAAAGTCATAACGATAAAAGGAAAGGAGTACCCGGTGCGTCAGACGCTCCGGGCTCTCTTCATATTCGAGGAACTTTCAGGTAAGCCGTTTTCCGGCAAGACCCTGGCTGATATGTATCTGCATTGCTACAGTGTTCTGCTCGCGTGCAATTCTGGCTCTTTCACCTTGACTTTCTCCGAGTTCATTGACGAGTGCGATGTTGATTCATCAATATTTGCTGCCTATGTCGACATGCTCAAGGAGCATGGCAGGCTGGACGGGCAGATGGCCGATGACGGCAAAAAAAAAGAGACGGCAGACCGCTCAGTGCCAGACAGCTCTACAGTATAGTTGTAGGAGAGGGCGGTGTATCCCCGGAATACTTTCTTGACCGCATGACTCTGGCAGAGGCAGAGTCATTCATGGAGGGGTATGAGAGGAAGTGCAGGACGCGGTGGGAAATGTTACGCAGACTGGTGCATGCGGTCTACCAGTCGCAGAGTGCAAGGGAACTCGACCTTGAAGATGTGCTGCATTTCCCGTGGGATGAAGGTCATGATGATATACCTGAAGATAACCTTCAAAGTATAGAGGACCTCAGAATCGAGGCAAAGAGGATAGAGAATTTAATGCGACAGAAAGATGGCATCCGCTGATATAATAACGAGACTGCTGCTCAACACATCAGACTTTGATCAGAAGTTGGGTAAGTCTAAGCAGGAGGTTGACTCCTGGACAAAGCAGATGGCCAGCATGGGTAGTGTGGCAGGTGGTGCCTTGAAAGGTATTGCTGGCGCTGCCGGTCTTGCGTTTGGTGCGATGGAGGCCTTCGACCGGATCATTAAGGCCAATGAAGCCAATAATGACAAGTGGGAGAATACCATGCGCGCTGTGAATAACAGCGTGAACGAGTTCTTTTCTGCAATAACATCAGGAGACTTCACCTCCTTCCAGAACGGACTTGACGGAATCATACAGAAGGCCAGGGATACGGCAGAGGCTCTCAGGCAGGTAGAGGATGCGCAGACTGTATTCGGATTGTTCAGTTCAAGAAATCGAGCTGAATTCAATGAGGGGATGGTCACTTTACGGGATAAAAATGCTACTCCGGAGGCAAGGAATTCAGCAATAGAGGCGATGCAGGCTGCCATAGATAGGCAGACTGAGGAATCTAAGGCAGTTGAGAACAAAGCAAAAGAAGCTGTCCGGCAGCTTGTTACACAGAGAGGTCCGTTAGATGCTTCGATGGTCTCTGAAGATGCTATCCTCAATGCCCTTCATGTAGTGCTTGAAGCAGATGGCCAGCAGCAGAGCGAGGAATTGGAGAGGCGATATAAAGAGTATCGCAAACTCCTTGACGAAAGAATAAAGCACTATCAATATGATTTGGGATACCGACCTGAAGTATATCTTAATTCTTATGATATTACTGGGCTTAAGGACGAGTATTTTGATGCCATTCTCAACGATCTGTTGTGGAATAAGACCAATGGAGAAGGTCTTAACGAAGTGACATCGCTATTGTCACAGGCAAGTCAAATGCGTTCGGAGGTGGCAAGTATGCAGCGGACATTTAATAGAGCTAAACAATCTTCCTCCATTTCCGATTTTTCCGGATTAGGAAGAGGTCTCAGTACGGATGAGAAGCCTGCCGAGGGTTCAATTGCATATCTTCAAGAAGAACTAAAGAAGGCCCAGGATACAGTCATAAACACGACCGATGAAACAGCCAGAATTGCTGCCCAGAAGACTGTCAATGAGCTTAAAGAGCAAATAAAGGGACTTACGATGTGGGCTGAAACACAGGCTGCATTGCAACAAGGGAACTTGGGTACCTACATATTCGGAGATGATTTTGGCGTATCCGACAGTGATCTTCCGGGTATTCCGACATATAAAGACGGGATTAACTTGAAGAACAGCAAGATAGAAGTTCCAGAAATCCCGGACCAGAGCGAAAGCATACAGAATACCACTGACGCCCTCGGGCTCCTGGGCAATGCGGTCTCCAACATCACGGGCCTTGTCGACTCTGGCGCAGCGTCATGGCTCTCCTACGGAGCCAACCTCATGCAGACCATAGCGCAGGCCATCCCTGCCATCGCGTCGCTTACCGCGGCAAAGAACGCGGAGGCGAACGCCAATACCGCATCCATGGCATCTGGGGCAGGAAGTGCTGTGGCTAGTATCCCTATTGTGGGACCGGTCATGGCCATCGCCGCCATAGCGTCCGTTGTAGCCGCCCTCGCCAATATCCCGAAATTCGCCGAAGGAGGTATTGTCGGTGGAAGCAGCTACTATGGAGACAAGATACTTGCACGCCTGAACAGCGGGGAGATGGTCCTGAACCAGAGACAGCAGGCGCGCCTTCTTGACAGTATTGAGAGGCCTCAGCAAAATATACATATAACCGGTAAGCTGACGGCTGAGGGACGTGATTTGTCCATTGTCCTCAGTGACTACAACATATATAGGAGGCAGTAGTATGGCAGACATCAAGTACAGAGGCTATTTCACTATAAGAAACAACGGTGAGGATGTTCCCGCCAAGGTCGAGATATTCACCGGGGCGGGTTCGGTATCGGAGTCAGCCGTCGTTGAAATATCGATGGGGCCTGACCCGGCAGTCATAACATGGGATACAGCCACCCTTGTTGACTGTGTGCATCCTTCCCAAATGAAGGTCTCTTTACTCGCTTCCCATGACGGCCAGTATCGGGACCTGAAGGACTCAGAGGAGGCTATAACGGCTGTCCTTTATGTCCGGACGGGCTCTGTGTGGCGTGCGTGGTGGCGTGGCATGCTCGGTCAGCTCACATGGGAAGAACCGTTCAGCCGGAGTACCAATTACATGATAGAGATGTCGTTCTCCGACTTCGGGTATCTCTCCCGTAAAAAGTATGACGAATCTGTCATAGCCGGAGACAGGGGAGTTGCACGGGTTTCGGACATAATAACAGCTATAATGGGGGCAGTATACGGGGCCGGTTCGACTGCAGATGTGGAATTCTACACGGATCGTGTAGCCAGGTCCAAGATGGCCGGCACACTTTTCAGGAATCTCCGGGTACACACGAGGATATTCTATGATTCGGAAGGAGAGCCTCGTTACCTTCGGGATATAGTTGAAGACATTCTGTCACCTGTATGCGGACATATTATTCAGCATGGAGGTAAGATACATGTTTTCATACCGGATTATTACACATATAGCGCCTATGCATCTGCCTTCCCGTCCATAAAGGCAGCCGGTATCGACGCAAGACTGAGCATTGCCGAGGCATACAGCAGGATTACACTCAAGTATAATCAGGATCCGGACGGGGTAATAGCAGAACTGAAGTTCAACGCTGAGGATACAGGATATGAAGGTCCGTGGCAGTATGTCAACAATGGTGGCTATAGGCAGTTCCTTCTTTGTGGCCCCGAATATACAGGAGTCCTGCCTACAGGTAACGGCTACAAGGCCAATTATATTGACGGGACGCGTGTGACACCGTGCCTGTGGCTTGTAAACGGATGGGCCACCCAGTTCCATGTACCGCCCGGTTTTAGTGCCCCTGGAGATATGCCGGATGAGCTGTCTGGAGTGTCTGTCATCCTTTCCATGTCATTCCCGGTAAGCAGTGCAGATACCTCTCGCGGGGACGGTTATCCTCCGGTAACGACAGAACTGAAGGTCACTGTCCCTGTGCTTATAAGTTTTGGATTTATAGGTGAGATTCATGATGTAATGCTGAAAGCATACGTCTCACTGACACCCACTGATCCGTCAGAACCGTCCCTTTATCTCAATGATGATGGGTGGAGCGAGACTTCCAACGGGCTTCTGACACTGCATTACGACGGTCAAGGAAGCAGCGATTACCCTCAGGACTGGCCGATTGCATGGCAGAACATTGTCGGAAGCATACCTGTCCCTGGAGTTCAGGGTATAATCACGCTGATAATATATCCCGGAATGCTGACGACAGACTACACTTATACAGGTGATGTCACCACAGGCGACGATTCCCCGGAAGTGGTAATGTACGCAATAGGTGATATAAGTGTCGAGGAACCCGATAATTATACATCGCAACGCGTCGTGTCTGCCAACACCATAACAAAGGAGACGGGCAAAGACGCTGAGGATTTCGAGAAAGATTTTGCCATGGGGACACCTGTCCTCCTGTCATTGGGTACATACACATCCTTCATAAGTGAGGATTATAACGAATCTGTCCAGGAAGACGAGACGTTCCTGAACTTTTATTCATACCTGTTATTCAGGAACCATCTTGGTTCCAGACGGTGGATAGTCAAAGGCACATACAGGTATGACCATCTGAGTTGGGTCCTGCCTTTGTTTTCCCCATTGTCATCCATACCGCTTTCCACATTGGAAATACTCACTTACAATGCCTATTTCATAAGGTCGGAGGTATGGCATGCGCGTACAGGGGAATCAGAGCTGGAACTTGAAGCGTTCTCCACATTTCCTTACGTATAGTCAAATTAATAACAAAATAAAGTATTATGAACGAATACAACAAGATAACGTTGAGGAAGGTACGTATCGGTACCGACATCAGCATGGACCTTCGAATGAAAGACTCAGGTATTGCAGTGGACTGGAGTTCTGTCAATATCAAGGGTATGCAGATGTATTCAGATGTGCAGCGATGCATTACCGGCAGAATCATTCCGGAAATCGACCTGGATGATCCGCAGCTTCTCCATGTGAAATTCCCGGGAACCCAGCAGTGTTATCTCGGAAGCCACAGAGTGGTCTGCATAGTCAACTATGCAGGCAGTGACTATTCCTTCGATGTCCCGGCATTCACCCTTGTTGACAGGAGCGCGACGATAGGTACGGACAGCGGGACGGCGGGATTGTCCGATAACAGTCCTATCGGGCTGTTGGTGGAGCTGGAATCCATATCGACCAGTTTCCTGCAGGGAATGGTCGACGAATGTATCAAGGCGACCGAGGAGGCGAGAAAGACAGCTGCGGATGCCTCCCATCAGCCTGTCATAGGGGAAAACGGGAACTGGAAGGTATGGGATGCCGGACTTCAGGATTATGTCGACACGGGCATGCCGTCCCGCGGAGTTCAGGGTGAGCAGGGACCGCAGGGAGAACGTGGAGAACAGGGAGTCCAGGGAGAGAAAGGGGACAAGGGTGACCAGGGTATTCAGGGATTGAAAGGCGATACAGGAGAAGCTGCGGGGTTTGGCAATCCGATAGCCGTCGCTTCATCCCTTGAGCCTGGAAGCAGCCCTACTGTCGAGGTCAATGCCTCCGGGCCTGATACTGCCAAAGTGTTTGCATTTTCTTTCGG